CAAACATAACTATCGTGGTATTCTTCTAAATTATATATCTCATCAAAATCATACATCTTTTTCATATAACGAGCATAGTTTCTTATTTGATCGTGTTGCATATTAAAATATAAAAAACCACATTCACTATAATTACTTCCACGACCAAGATAACTTATCATACAATCGTCTTTGTGAATATGTTTTTTAATCCATTCTACATCTATTGATTTATAGAATACACTATCAGCATCTATACAAATTAAACCATCTACATCACTTGAAGAATTTTCTATGGCGTGTGTGTATGCATAAACTTTATATGAAAATCTTACACCATCTTTTTTAAATGATTCAACTTCTCTATGTTTATTTCTTTCTATGAATTTTTTGAGATCAGGTATCTTATCAAACATATCTTTGTCTTCATTATATACGATTAAATCAAATGGCCAGTTATATGTTTTCTCAAATCTATGAGCGTATTCTTTATATAACTTATTGTTCCAACTAGTGACTGTTTGAATTTTCATAACCAACTTTTGCTATATAATAACTATCAACTATATCTGATACAGGATTACCAATCTTCTGTACATCAAATACTTTTTTTAAATCTGTGTTTGTTTCTTTACAAAAAGATTCATACATCAAATCTTTATCAGCGTTTCCTTTTCCAGTTGCGCCTTTCTTTACTACACTTGGTACTACGGTTTCATAATCAATACCAAACTCTTGTAATCTATATTTAAGTATACCACAATTCTCTGCTATTTGAAATACAGCTTGTCCTTTTGATCCAAAGGAATAACCTTCAATATAAACTTTTTGAGTTGTATGGATTGTTTCTTTTATTGTGTCGAATGCCCAATCAGATATTTGACTAAATCTATGAATAGGAGTATTATATTCTTTGTGTTCAAAACCAATAATGTTTTTACTCATTGGTCCAATATATTTTTTCTTATTAGTCAAGTAAAAAAACTGACTATTTTCAAATTTAAAATCTTTAGTAATACAAATCGCAGGACTTGTTAAACTATAATCAATTCCAATTATCGTCTTCGGACTCGTTTGTCCAGATTGCTTCATCATCTTCTAGTTCCTCTACTTCGTGTCCACAGAACGGACAAGTTAATGGTTCTAAATCCTGAACCTCTATGTCCCATTCTACTGTATATTTAGTTTCGCAACTAGAACAAGTTTTCTGTCGTTTTTCAATCATTATAGTTTGAATTTTTTAAACTGGTCTTTTTTAACGTCTTGTTTGATACCACCAATTACATAACTTTCAATTTCTGTTTCTTGTGGTGCGTTTTGTGTACTTCTACTGTTTAACCAATGATCTACCCAAGGTAATGGATTTGTCTTTTGGTCGTAACTTGGTTTTAATCCAATCGCTTTCATTCTTCTATTCGCCATATACTCTACGAATTGATGTAATAGTTTTTCTGATAATCCGATCATAGAACCTTGAGAGAATAAGTAAGTCGCCCATCTCTTTTCTTGTCCTACCGCATCATCATACATCTTGTAAACTTCTTGTTCTGTATCTTTAATCACTTTGTCCATTACTTTATCTTTTTCTATATCTCTATAATTGTTTATTATTCTTTGAGATACCGCCAAGTGTTGACTTTCATCTCTAGCAATAAAAGATATAATCTTTGCTGAACCCTCTAATAATTTTAATTCACCAAACGCAAACGAACAAGCAAATGATACATAAAATCTTAAACCTTCTAATATGTTTACAGTCACTAAAGCTTTCCATAACTTCTTCTTTAGTTCATATTCATCAACTTTTGTTTTATCTAAATGCCATCTATGACCTATTTCAATTAAATCATCATAACATTGTGTTACTGATTGTGCTCTCTTTTCAATCTTTTCATCTTTGATAATTGTATCAAACACTTCTGATGGATCAGAATATAAGTTCTTAATGATGTATGTATAACTTCTACTATGGATAGTTTCCATAAAGTCCCAAGTCACTACACAACCCTCTAGTTCTGGTAATGATACAAATGGTAAGAATGCTAAACAAGGACCTCTACCTTGTACACTATCTAACATTGTTTGATACTTTAGATTAGATGTAAAGATTGCCTTTTGTTCTGCTCTTAATTCTGCGTAATCGTTTCTATCTTTTTGTAAAGATACTTCTTCAGGTCTCCAAAAATAACCTAATTGTTGTTGTGTTAACTTGTCAAAGATTGGATACTTCATTGTATCATATCTTTGTACTGCCAAGTCTTCACCAAAAAACATTGGTTGTTTTAAGAAACTGACATCTTTACTTTTATTAAAAACTGATCTAGCCATTGCGTTTTATTTATTACTTTCTTAAATTGTACAAGAATCACAGTTTTCTGGATCCTCATCTTGTTCTGGTTTATCTTCTGGTACATTATCATTAAAACCTACTGGATGTGCGGGTTCGTCAATATCTTTCTTCGCATCATATGTATTTTGATAATATGAAGTCTTCCAACCTAATCTATATGTAGTCAATAAGTCTTGCGCCATTTGAGATATAGGCACTTGGTTATCTTCAAAGTGTTCAGGATTGTATGACCAGTTACCAGAAATTGCTTGGTCAAAATACTTTTGCATTACTGCAACTACATTTATATATCCTTCATTTGATTTCATATCCCACAATAATGTATAATTGTTTTTAAGTTTTTTATACTCTGGTACCACTTGTTTTAGTGGACCTTTTTTAGACTTCTTCACACTTAAATAATCTCTAGGTGGCTCAATGCCGTTTGTAGCATTTGAGACCACACTAGATGATTCAGATGGCATTTGAGCAGAGAGTGTGCTATGTCTTAATCCATGCTCTTTGATTTCTTTCCTTAACCACTCCCAATCATAAGTTAGATTTCTGGTTACAACCTCGTCTACCTCTTTCTTGTAAGTGTCTATTGGTAAGATACCATCAGAATATTTTGTTCTATTAAAGTATTCACATTTACCTTTTTCTTTTGCAACTTGAACACTTGCTTTTAATAGATAATATTGAAATGCTTCTGTTAACTTATCTACTTGTTTCCAACCCATCTTTTGTTCGTATGAGTAACCTTTTTTCGCAAGATAGTGAGCAAGACCAATATAACCTATACCTAAACTTCTTCTTGCCTTTGTAGATATTTCTGCTGCCTTAACTGGATATTGTTGATGGTCTATGATTTCATCTAATCCTCTAACAGCAATCTCGCATAGTTCTTCTAATTCATCTCTTTTGTCTATTGTACCTACATTGATCGCAGATAAAATACATAAAGCGATTTCACCTTCACCATCAATGTGTTGAATTGGGTCTGTTGGTAAAGTAATTTCTTGGCAAAGATTTGACATTCTAATTAAATCTTTAAATGATGAGTGAGAATTACAATGATCTATATTCATAATATAGATACGACCTGTTTCTGCTCTTTCTTTTAAGATGTCCATAAACAATTCTTGTGCGTTTACTTTCTTTTTCTTAATAGATAATTTTCTTTCTGCCTTTTCATAAAGTTCGTCAAACTCTGGTGTTCCCCAAGCTTCATATAGTTCAGGTACTTCGTGTGGTGAAAATAAAGTTATCTCACCCTCTTGTATAAATCTTTCGTAAAATAATTTTGAGATTTGAATTGAGTAATCTAATTTTCTAACTCTATTATCTTCACTACCTTTGTTATTTTTAAGAACAATGATGTCTTCTATTTCTTGGTGCCAGATCGGAAAGTGAACAGTTGCCGAACCGCCTCGTACTCCGTTTTGAGTACAGCACTTAACAGTTGCTTCAAATTTTTTGAGGAAAGGGATAACACCAGTGTGTTGTACTTCACCTCCTCTAATACGGCTGTTGATAGCTCGTATTCTTCCAGCGTTGATTCCGATACCTGCTCTTTGCGCAACGTAACGCCCAATAGCCATATCAGAGGAAAAGATACTAGGTAAAGTATCATCAGTATCAACCAAGACACAACTAGCATACTGCTTAAGAGGAGTCCGTACCCCAGCCATAACGGGAGTAGGAATATTAATTTTAA